AACAGCGACCACACGGTCAAGGTGAACAAGCCGAAAAAGAAGAAGTGATGGTGGGTAGCCTACCCCCTGTAAGGTACGGGTGAGGGCGTAGGTAGGATCGGGGAAGATTGCTCTCCCCAATTAACTGTATCAGTCAGAGTTACTGCTCCCTAGTAGCGATCTGACCGACCGACACCCGTAAGGTGTCATCATCAAACGGCTAAAAGTGAACACCACTTTCGGCCCATTATGCATTGGAGTCCACATGGAAATCATCGACGGTAAAGCCCTCAAACTAACATTACGTAATCCGTACAAGATACTAAACGTCATCCCGAAAAGCGCATTGCTGGAGGAGGGGGACGAAGGTGGGTTCAGCACGGTGATGGTTCATTGGGGGCTGGATGAGGCGCAAGTTCTGAAAAATCTTAAGGTACGCAACGTCCCATCTCCCATCGTAGCCAAGTACAAATGGCCGGGGATATACCAACCGTTCACCCACCAGAAGCAGACCTCTGCATTCTTAACCCTGCACCGCAAGGCGTTCTGTTTCAGCGAACCGGGGACAGGCAAGACGCTTTCGGTTGCATGGGCGGCTGACTACCTGATGAACATCAAGCACATCAAGCGGGTGCTAATCATCTGCCCCCTGTCCATCATGCAACCCGCATGGCAAGCTGATTTATTCAAGGGGATCATGCACCGCAAGGTTGGCATAGCCTACGGCAACAGGGAGAAGCGCCAGCAAATAATCAACTCAGACGCAGAGTTTGTCATCATCAACTACGACGGGGTTAGCATAGTTGAGCAGGACATCATTGATGCCAACTTCGACATGATCGTGGTGGATGAAGCCAACGCTTACAAGACCGCATCGACGGCAAGGTGGAAGAGCCTCAACCGGATCATCAAGCCGCATACATGGCTATGGATGCTGACGGGTACTCCCGCCTCGCAGTCGCCGCTGGATGCCTACGGCATTGCCAAGCTAGTCAATCCTACAGCTACTCCCCGCAGCTTCACGCTGTACCGCGATCAGGTGATGAACAAGATCACCGCGTTCAAATGGTCACCGAAGAAGGACGCAGAGCGGGTTGTCCAGACGATGCTTCAACCTGCCATCAGGTTCACCAAGGAGCAATGCCTAGACCTACCGGACTTGCTGTACGCAGAGCGTGAAGTTCCCATGACGGCGCAGCAGGTAAGGTACTACGAGAAGCTACGCAAGGTCATGGCAATGCAGGCGGCAGGGGAGGAGATTACGGCAGTCAACGCTGCCGCCAAGCTCAACAAGCTGCTACAGATTTCTTGTGGCGCTGTGTACTCTGACAACGGAGAGGTCGTGTCCTTCGACGCCAGCAGTAGAACGGCAGTATTGAAAGAAGTGATTGACGAGTCTAGCCATAAGGTGTTAGTGTTCGTGCCCTATCGACATGCCATAGAAATTTTGTACGAGGAACTACGCAGAGGCGGCTACACCGTGGATGTAATTCATGGGGGCGTGCCAGCAAGTAGACGCACAGAAATCTTCCGTAAGTTTCAGGACACCCCCGATCCACGAGTGCTAGTCATACAGCCTCAAGCGGCATCACACGGCGTCACGCTACATGCAGCAAACACGATTGTGTGGTGGGCACCGATCACCTCGTACGAGACTTACGCACAAGCCAATGCCCGTATCCATAGGGCGGGGCAGACCAACAAGTGCTTGGTCGTCAAGCTGCAAGGAAGTCCGGTGGAAGCCAAGCTGTACAAGGCGTTGGACAGCAAAGAGACAGCGCAGGTGAGCTTGATGGAGCTATACAGGGATACGTTTGACCTGAAAAATAACGTAAGTTAAGGAGGTACTTGACAAGGTAAAGATATGGTGTATGATAGAGAAAAACCAGCAACAACAGCATCAACTACAACAAGGAAATCACTATGGAAATTACAGCAGACAAGCTAGTTCGCGTCTACATAAAGATGCGTGATGCCCGTGCCGCGCTCAAGGCGAAGTACGAGGCAGACGACATTGCTATCAAAGAGCAGATGGAGATGGTTGAGGGCAACCTACTCGAAACCTGCAAAGCAACAGGTGCAGAGAGCATCCGTACCGCGCATGGCACAGCCATCCGTACAGTGCAAACCCGCTACTGGACAGGTGACTGGGCCTCTATGCACAAGTTCATTCGTGACAACGATGCACTTGACCTTGTTGAACGGCGTATATCGCAGTTAAGCATGAAAAACTTCCTACGGGAAAACCCTGATCTTTTACCACCGGGGCTGAACGTAGACCACCGATACACTGTAACTGTTAGGAGAAGCTAATTGGAAACTGCACTCACGTTGACGCAGGTGGCGAAGCTATTGCAAGTCGCCCCATCGACAGTCCATAGCCTGATTCGGGAGCAAGACCCGACCAAGCGTATCCCGTTTATCCGCGTTGGTAAGAACTACCGTTTCTTCGGTAGCGACCTTGCCAAATTCTTCAACCTTGACCTAACCATCATTCAAAACTTTCTAACTACGGATCAAAAAAATGTCTGAACTATCACTTTTCTCCCAAGGCGGCAACACACTTCCCGCCCACCTTCGCGGTCTAGAACTTGACGCAACAACCAAAGCCCTGATGGGTGGCGGCGGTAATGGTAAGCGTATATCCATCCGTGGCGGCGTGTTCCGCATGATCGTTGGTGGCAAGGAAGTCGCCCAAAACGATGACCGTTCCATGAACGTGATACTGGTTCGCTCTGCTGAGAAGACATCGCGCAGCTACTACGCTGGCTCGTACACTGAGGGTCAGAATTCTGCCCCAACCTGCTGGTCGAATGATGGCATTGCTCCTGACAGTACGTCGAAGGCTCCGCAAAGTACCAATTGCCAGAACTGCCAGCAGAACATAAAGGGTTCGGGTCAGGGCGATAGTCGCGCTTGCCGTTTCAATCAGCGTGTTGCCGTAGCCTTAGAGAACAACCTGACGGGTGATGTGTATCAGTTGACGCTTCCCGGTCAGTCGATCTTTGGCACGGGCGAGAACGGCAAGATGCCGCTACAGCAGTACGCTAAATTCCTCGGTGGTCATGGTATCCCCATCACCGCTGTTGTGACAGAGATGCGTTTCGATACGGCAAGCGCCACGCCCAAGCTGACCTTCCGCGCCGTACGCCCCTTGTCGGTGGAGGAGATGGCAGACAGCAAGCGCCAAGGCGAGTCGTCCGATGCAGTAAACGCGGTGACGATGACGGTCAACCAGCTTGATATCAATGCCCCGAAGTCAGGTACACCAGCACCCGCAGCAGGGATTCAAGCCCTGCCCAAGGTCACCACCCCCGAAGCTGTGGATGAACCCGTAAAGCGTACCGTGAAGAAGACGGAGACTAAGGACGTAGCTTCCGTGCTGGACGCATGGGCTGATGACGACGCCGAGTAAGTGAACCCAGAGGACGCGAATGCGGGATTCGCGTCCTCAACAAAAGAAAGAAAACATGATTGGCTACACGTTATCAACTGTTCAGAAGAACAAAGCCGCTAATGGCCGCATGGTCGGGGTGAAGATTGGCCGCATGTGCATCAAGAAAAACATCCCGGTAAAGACGTTGGCTGGGGTAGCAGGGGTCAGCACCGTTACCGTATATGCGTGGTTCGCCGGGGAATACTCCCCGCGCCCGGACACCGCTACAAAACTGCTTGCGTATGTAGAAGCCTGCTAACCCCTCAGAGAAATCACTGCCATGACAATGACCGAATTTCTGAGCGCGGTGCTTGCGAATACTGGGACATACTGCGCTGTCGGCATCAAACAAGGTAAGATTCGTACACGGTTCACCTCGGACATCCCCTCCCTAATCATGGAGGTTGACGGGTTCCACGCTGCCCAAGCGGATACGTACTTTGCGATGTTCACCTTCGACCCCGCTGTTGATCCGCAGCGCAGGTTGGCTGCAAACGCATACCAAGTAAAGGCTTTCTGGCTCGACCTTGACTGCGGCCCTACGAAAGAGTACACCTCGCGGGAGTTAGCGATGGCGGGGTTAGGTCAGTTCTGCAACGATCTGAGTCTTCCACAGCCCATCTGTATCAACTCCGGTAACGGGATACACGCCTACTGGGTGCTACCCGAGAGCATCAACAAGGATACATGGCTACCCGTAGCCAAACGCCTTAAAGAAGTTTGTGCAGAACGCAACCTACTCGCTGACCCATCCTGCACCACCGACGCTGCCCGGATACTGCGGGTTCCCGAAACTACGAATTTTAAGAACCCATCCAACCCGCTGGTGGTGGAGTACATGGGTGGTGACGGCAAGATCGACCTGTTCGAATTCGCTGCTGCCCTCGGTGCCCCGGAGCCTACGCAGGATGAAGACGAGCTGCCCTTTGCCATACCCGATCACCTGAAGGGTGTTGGCCCAGATGCCACCAGCAAGGCGCTGATGGGGCAGAACAACACATACCGTTTCGAGAAGATCATAGCCCTGAAGCTGGAAGGCTGCGGACAACTTAACCATATCGTTGACCACCAGCAGCAGATTGACGAACCCCTGTGGCGTGCTGGTCTGTCGATTGCCAACCTCTGTGTTGACCGCGATACCGCCGTCCATGTAATGTCAGACAAGCATGAGGGATACGACCAAGGCACCACGGAAAAGAAGGCCAGCGACACAAAGGGGCCATACACATGTATAGTATTCGATTCTTTACGCCCCGGTGTATGCAAGGGATGCAAGCATAAAGGCAAATTTGGTTCCCCCATCTTGCTGGGCAAGGAAATAGCAGAGGCAGTCGGGGCAGATAACACCGTCACGACTCTGGACTCAGGCACGAAAGACGTTCGTGTCTACAACATCCCTACCTACCCTTTTCCGTTTTTTCGCGGTAAGTACGGCGGCATCTACCGTCGAGGCAACCAAACCAAAACTGAGGGGGAAGAAGGCGCGGATAAACTTGTGTATGAGAACGACTTCTATGTTGTGAAGCGTATGCATGACCCCGTAGCGGGGGAGGTTCTATGGATGCGTTTGCATCTACCAAAAGACGGTGTGCGGGAGTTCTCGGTGCCGTTGGTCAGCGTCCTGTCTAAGGATCGTTTCCGCGATGCCATCGCAATGCAGGGCATGGCGGTGCTGGGTAAGACAGTTGACGAGCTTATGTTTTATGTTTCACGTTGGGTAAAGGAGTTACAGATTATGGGACAAGCAGAAAAGGTACGCAGCCAATTCGGTTGGACGGACGACAAGACGTTCATCATTGGCGACAGGGAAATAACAGCAACGGGGGTGAAGTACAGCCCACCAGCATCGGCAATCATGCATACATGCTCGTTGCTAACAAAGAAGGGTGGGCTGGATGAATGGAAGTCGGTAGTCAACTTCTACAACAACAACGGCATGGAAGCGCAGGCATTTGCGTTCATGCTGGGGTTCGGTAGTGTCCTGATGCCGTACACACAAGTACGTGGGGGGATCGTGAACCTAATGAGTCCGGGTTCTGGTACTGGCAAGTCTACGGTGCAGATGGCAATCAATAGTATCTGGGGGCATCCGTTCGACCTACTGCTTCAGAACGACGACACGTACAACGCCAAGATTCACCGCTTCGGTGTTCTGAATAACATCTGCGCCACCATCGACGAAATCACAAACATGCGTGATGAAACGGTATCGCAGTTGTCCTACGCCATCACCCAAGGCCGGGGTAAGAACCGCATGGAGTCGCAGACCAACGCGGAGCGGATCAACCATACTACGTGGCGCTTGCTGGCGGTGACCTCATCCAATAGTAGTCTGTACGACAAACTGTTCGCCATGAAGGACTTCCCTGAAGGCGAGATGATGCGGATCATTGAGTTGAAGATTCACCGCGACGAGAAGTTTTCGAAGGAGTTTACTGACGCGCTGTTCGGTAAGATGCTCACCAACTACGGTCATGCTGGTGAGATTTTCATGAAGTATGTGGTAGACCACTTGCCCGAAGTCCTCGACATCCTGCGGGACGTTCAGTTGCGGCTAGACACGGCAGCAGGGTTGGGGCAGC